AACAATGCCGGAGATATTATAGCGACTACAAATGGCGGGAGTATTTTTGTAAGATATGCCGGAGCTGGTAATTTCACAGCAACGGGGGAAACCAGCAGGGCGTGGCGTGGAATAACTCACGATGCTTCTTATAACTACTTTGCCGTTGTTTATGCGGCTGATGTTTATAAGGCAACAGGATTACAGGTTTACGCAATCGGCGATTTTTGCCAAAAAACTTCAGGCGCTCCCTCAACACATAAAATTTATACATCCTTGACCAACTTCAATATGGGAAATGACCCTGCAACAGATACGGTCAACTGGTCATTGGTGGCAAATACAAACAGAACAGCGGCCTTTGATGGTTCAATAGGGAATCAATCAAGTCAGACAACATTAATTCAAAAAGTTCTTGCTCCGGGTTTGGCCGACGGACTTGCTTGTCTTAACCTCGAATCGGATACCATACGAGTTGTCGAAGCTGACCATTCCACAAATAAAGTGACTAATGGAACAGGATGGACGGGCGCGACAGGAACGACACAACCTACTTCATGGGATAAAATTGGATCGCCATCGGATTATTATATTGATTATTTCAATGATCTAGGGTGGGGTTGGCGCCATATGATAAGAATAACGGCAGATGCTAACGGTGAAGGATTAAGTCAAACAGTGGCAGTAACACCAGGCACGGCTATGATGTTTAATGGAGTTTACAAGAATACCGCAGGCGATCTATGTCAGTTAATAATAAGAGATATGACAAACGCGGCTGATATTATCGCTGCAAAAGATTTACCAAGCACCACGGTAACAGCACCCATTAATGAAGTTTTTACTGTACCCGCAGGATGTACTTCTATAAAAATATCGTTGCTTGGGAAAACAGCCGGTGACATAGTCTGGTTTGATGATGTTTCACTTTCGGATGTTATCTATGATTCCGGCGTGGTCACTACAGGAATATCAAAAACAGAATATACCAATATATCGTTAATTCAAAAATCAGATTGTTTAATCGCAATTATAATTAATAAGGCAACGGCGAAAGTGGGTGAAATTATTGTCGGGGTGAAAACATTTTTAGGTACGACAAAACCGGAACCCAGCGGAGGAATAAAAGATTATTCGGGGAAAATACCTGACACCTTTGGCCATTATGATATTGTGATACGAGACTTTTCAAAAAAAATAACCTGCATCTCTTCTATTGCAAATACATTATTTGATGGAGTTACGCGACTTGTAAATTTATACAGGTCACAAGCTTTAGTCTGGATCGTCAGTGCTGATTATAACGCCACCATTATTTATGGTTTTTACGCTGACCATAAATGGTTGATTCAAGGGACGCTTGCTCAAGGGAGTACAATAATTAACTGGGAAATTGAAGGACTAACATAAAGGAGAATGAATTATGAAAAGAATATTATTGGTAGTTTTAAGTTTGGTTTTTATCGCGACAATTTGCCAGGCGGCTCAGGTAACTTGCTCAGGAACACAAGCGACTGTTTACGCAGGAAGTACGCCTTTACTTCCACCGCGCACCGTTTGTTTTCAAAATTTAGACACAACCAACGCTGTATATCTCGATACCACAAGTTCTCTGACTACCGGAACGGCAGGCATTATATTACCGGCAGGCGCGGGTATTTGCATTGATAACACAAAAACCACTGTCTACGGGATCACTGCCGGAAGTTCGGTTCAAGTCGGCGTAACTTTATTCTTTTAAGGGGTGAAACATGAAAAAGATAATTTTTACAATATTATGTTTGTTGATGATACCCATATCGGCGGGCTCAAGTGGCTTCTTTGGCGGCGGAGGGACTTCCGATGCAGATGGAGCATCAGCCTACGTTTATATAGGTTATGCCTCTGATGCCAGTGGTACAGGGTTCACGACCACCTTTGATTCCTCTTTAAATTACATTGCAATTTTACCAACGGAGACCGCGATATCCGCTCCCGCAGCGGAAAATTTTACAGGCCTATGGAAAAACTATAAGGGTGCGACCGGGGCCGCAGGTTCTAACGGCACGAATGGTTCTGCTGGCAGCAATGGCGCCAACGCCTATGTCTATATTGCCTATGCAAGTGATGATTCAGGAACGGGATTTACCACAACCTTTAACGCATCGCTTAATTATCTTGCGGTCAAATCATCATCTACGGTTTTAACTCCGATTGCCAGTGACTTCACAGGACTCTGGTTTAATTACAAAGGTGCGACCGGTGCCGCAGGCGCACAAGGAATACAAGGCATCCAGGGCGTCACGGGTGCGGCTGGCCCAAACAACGTCACGACTTCCACCACAACAAACCTTACAGGAATCTTATCGGGTAATGGCTCTGTAGTTGGATCTATTACTGACAATCATAGCAATTGGGATGCGGCCTATGGATGGGGCAACCATGCCTCAGGCGGATATGAGGTTCAATCAAATAAATCCACAGATATTGCAACTGACGCGGTATCTAATACTAAATATCCGGGCGTAAAAGCTATTAAGGATTATGCTGACGGATTAGTTGTTGGTCTTTTAAATGATCGAGGAAATTATGATCCGACAGCAACAAGCCTTTATCCGGCAACGGGAGGGTCTGGCACGGCGGGAGCAATCCTGAAAGGAAATATTTGGTTTATCAGTGTGGCAGGAACTATAAATGGTCATGCAGTAGCAGTGGGGTCAAGTCTCAGAGCTTTGGCAGATACGCCAGCGCAGTCTGATGCTAATTGGGATATTCTTAACGTTGGATTAGGATATACACCGGAAAATGCAACAAATAAAGTGACCTCAGTTTCAGGCAGTTCGACAGACACTCAGTACCCATCAGCAAAACTTTTTTATGACCAGTTAGCAGGTAAACAAGCAAGCGGTTCTTATCTTACCGCCGCATCCACTCTCGATGCTACAAAACTTTCAGGCAATCTTCCCGCAATAAGCGGTGCTAGTCTGACGGGGGTACTCACTTCTATTACCGACTCCACATCAACGACCAGTTCAACTACAGCAGCTTCAGCAACAGCAGTAAAAGCGGCTTATGACCATACTGGCGGTGCTGCTTTCTGTACTTATAAGATATGTGCTTCAGATGCTAAAAATAAAGAGGGGTGCACCTATACTTGCGATGGTACAGACGACCAAGTACAAATGCAAGCTGCGGTCGATGCATCCTCCGGTAGTGCTTTAATCTGTTTATCAGATGGAGTATTCGTTAATTCTGCGGCTGTTAATATAGATCATGGAGGTATAAGTTTTAAGGGTGCGGGTAAAGGCGGCACACAGATAAACAATACCTCGTCAACCGCAGATACATTTTATATTACGGCAACTGATGGATATATTTCAGACATGACTATTGTCAACACCTCTGGTACTACTCCGACTGCCGGTGCAGGAATACACGTTTCAGCCACAAGTGGATATAGTCAACAGTGGGATTTTAATAGACTACAGGTCTATAGCTTTTTCTATGGTTTTAATATGGAAAGAGCTAATACATGGAACATAACTAATTCATATTTTTTATCTTCTAAAAAATATGGTGTTTATGTCAGAAATACCGACACGCCGGATGCGGGGGATAGTCAAATATTTAATAATGTGTTCGATGGTGGAGGATTCACGCCAGATGCGGCTATTAGATGGGAATCTTCCGGTGGTCTGCAAGTTATGGGGAATAAAATTTTAAACCATAAAATAGGCATTGATGCAGAAGTTGCTAATGGTGTTACCACATCGGATTTATTAATACAAAATAATTCCATTGAGGGGCAACAAACCAACTATATCAAATTGGGAAGGCTTGGCACTACTGGAATCGTAGATTACATAAATATTACAGGGAATCAGTGTTCTGGTGGAGTGACAGATGCGGGATATTCAATATCTTCTGCTGGCATTAGAAATATCAACATAGCTGGAAATATAATAACCGGAGCCAATCAACATACAGCCATTGATGCAGCTACCACGGTGGGGTTATCAATCAACTCAAATCATTTTGAGAAATGGACAACTGGAATTAATCTAGCGTCAACCGTTTCTTCTGCACAAATCGGACCGAATAATTATGTGACAGTTACTAATCCCATAATCAATGCAGCGATTGCGGATATTTCATCGGGAAATATGCGTACAATTGTTTCTAGATATACTTCTGGCAATAGACGAGAGTCTTATATGCGGTTTCTGACAAACATAACCACCGCGGTAAATTATATAACCGTTGCCTTTCCTGTCGGATATGGTGTTGCTTACTTGACAGTACGTTGTTACGGTATCGGCAATGGTGTGGCATCAGGTGGTGCAAGTGCTAATTATACTATAGGGGTAAATGGTGAAACGGCAACCGTTACGCAAGATGGTACAACGATATCGACAGGGTCAACAGCAGCACCGGTTTTAGCCCACGCTGAAACTTCAAACACAGCATCATTTACAATAGCAAAAGGTTCGGGGGCGATCAATTTTGAAGGTTCTTGTTTTACAGAAGTCACGGCTGGAACCTCTGGTTTAACTGATGTAGTTACTATAACGTATCCATAATTTCAGGCGGGAAAATAAACTAAGGGGAATGGCGAATGGAACATTGTCCAGATCATTCAAATTTAATGGAAAAGATTGGAAATATTGAAGGAAAATAGGACTGCGAAATGGTTGAACAGTTAAATATTGAGAACGTGCTTGTCAATGGAAGTGTTGTAGGGTTGTTTGTTGGTCTAACTCTTTGGCAATTTAAAAAGTGGATGAAAGAGAGAGAGGTGGCTGAGGGTAAATTAACCGATAAAATAGACACATTGGAAATAGCCCATCAAAAAAGCATTGCCGCCGTTGCTCAGGTTGCCCGTGACACCGCTTCATCCGTTGCTCAGGTTGCCCGTGACACCGCTTCATCCGTTGCTCAAGTTAGTAAGGAAAACAGAGATGAGAACGTGCGTTTAACGACAGATATCCAACAGGGAATTAGGGATAATCGAGAAGAGTATATTCGCACCGGAAATGAAATAAAAAATAGCATTGATAAACTTGCAGAACACGTTGCCACTACAAACGGGCGCATAGGGGCGCAAGAAATAAAAATAGCAGAACAGGCCATAATTTGCAAACTCATTCAAGAAGGAAAGAAAGAGAAAAGAGGCAAAGGTAAATGACCGACTCCGAAAAGACAGAGCGCCGCAAAGTAAAGAAGCGTTACAAAGCCCTTGAGAAAAAGATAAAAAGGGTGGACAGGGAAATTAAGAGGGGAAAATGAACGCAGAAATTGTACGGCTTGAGCAATCCTCGCAGGGCGCATTAGGGGCGTTACGCTTTGATGGAGTCGTGTTTTGCTTCACGCTCCAGCCGGACGCTAATGACCCTATAAAGTTTTGCATACCTGCTGGCGATTATATTTGTAAAAGGTTTCACGGGACAAAGTGGCCTAACACTTTTGAGATAATCGTCGAGGGGCACTCTGCCTTACTTTTCCACGCCGGAAATTCGGAGGCCGATTCTGAGGGATGTGTAATTTTAGGTTCGTCCATTGGAAAACTTAAAGGCGCCAGCAGATCTCTATTTAACAGCGGATTTACCTTTAAACTATTTCTTGAACATACACAAAATGTGGATTCATTCCCACTTAAAATAATAGACTGCTATCAGGAGGGATAAATGGACGAAAAAGGACTGTTTGTTATTTATCTTGAGAAACTATTTGGGAAATCATGGCGAACTTCTCTCTATGGCGTTCTGAGTGTTCTGCCTCAGATATTCAATTGCTTTCAAGACTTCTTTATTAACTTAGGCGTGAAACCTGTAACACTGAACTCTATATCACTTCTCTTTTTAGCTCTGGCAGCATTGGAAGCAAAGGGACAGAACGTGACAGGCAAGAATAGGGATTCTGGAACCGGAGAACCTGGAGTGAAATAATGAAGAAACTGTTTTTACTAATTGCATTTATCTTAATCGGTTGTATTGGTCATGCTCAAACCGTAACTTTTGTTTTGTTTGATTATTCAAATAGTGGAGTTTCACGTGCGGCCTATAAAGCCGAGGGAAAGTTAATAACTGGCGACATTATAGACACCAAAGGATTAATTTATGACGTAAAAATTATCAAGAAATGCCCATGCTCAGAACCGGACGAATATATCTTAGAACACGGATTTTATACCCTTGGCATTGATGATTTAACTGGTGGCGAGTGGTTTCTTCCGGCAAATATTTTTTGTACGGATAAACATAATTACGTTACACCTTATACTACCGGATTACCTGATGGTGCGTGGAAAAGTTTAAAAGTAAAACAAGGGATGAAGAAATGAACGATCTTTTGGGATATCTTAATATTCGGAATCAACTCAAAACGGGTGATTCTCTCGGCTTTCAGAATGTCGGCATAATACCCTCTTTAATTCGCTGGAAAACAGCAGACGGCAATCCAATTCCGCTTAGCCATTGGGGGATGATAATACGGCTAACACAATACGAACAGGAGAGAAGGTTCACGGTAGAGGCAGAAAGTGACGGATTTCAACTGAGGTTGCTCTCTAACTACATTAAAGATTATGGTGGACACATCTATCATTACCCACTGAAAGATGCCTGGGAACCTTATCGTGACCAGATAGGGACTGATATTCTTTCCATGATCGGGACAGGATATGACCTATTTGGAGCGATTAAAAGCGGTTTTATGAAGGTAAGTGCGGATGCAAGAAAGGTATATTGTAGTGAAGGGTGTCAAATCGGATATCAAAACACCGCCCCGAAACTATGTAACGATGTAGGAGGTAGAGCCCTCGTTCCGGCCGAAATGTGGAAACTGGGGATTTTTAAATCACCAATGAAAATTCTATAAAGGAGAATGTTATGAAAAAGATTATTTTAGCAGTAATGTGTTTATTGATGTTTACAGGGTGTGCGGCTTTTAATGCTTCCACCACAGGGCAGATTGCGGGGAAAATATCTAATGTTACGATTGATGTTTCCTTTGTGTATGAATTACAGACCCATCCAGAAATGAAGGGTAATGTTGTCACGGCATTGAATAACCTGAAGCTATTTCTGAATGCCACAAGTTGCACCTATGACGATTTGATAATCGAAATAGCTAAACAGTTCCCGCAGAAATACGCTGTTTATGCCGTTGTGATTTCTTATTACTTCGATTGTGATACGCCTAATTCAACAAGTTTTATACCGATGCTTGACCCGTATAAGGCTTCACTTAATGTAAAGATCGACAGATTGTTAAAGTTGACAGAGTTAATTAAATAAGCAGGCGGTGTTCTACCTAAAGGGGGCTGAGAGAAATTTCAGCCTCTTTTATTATAAATTATTTTGTTCAACTAGTGCCATCAACATTGCAGTTACAGGGTTGTCGGCCTTAAATGTTTTAAGTTCTCCGTCTATCTCTATCTCTATAACTAATACCCATTCAGAGATATGGAATACACCACCCTTTGACGAATAATTACAGTTAAAAGATATAAAGTTTATACCAATCATCCCCCACAAACACCTCGGTGAACAGGTCAGGTCGAGAGGGGCGGGGATGCGGATAATCTTACTGATGTCGTGTACTCTACCCGTTGGAAATGAAAATTCTAATGGAAGTTCAAAAGTACAGAAACAGACACCTTGCCCTATTGAGTCGTATCCTGTATCTCCGAATTGCCACTCTCCCATCATCTTCTTAAACAACGGTTGCAGCTTTATTATCATCGGTAACTGTTCAGCGTTTGGGTATGTCATGACAATTTCCTCCAAATCATCATTGCATAATTCGCTATATCAATGAGCATCTTTTTGCGTAAATTAGTTTTAGAATATTCCATTAAAGCATATACCCGTGATGCTCCAAGCATTAATCTTGTCGGCAAACTGTTTGAATGAATATCCTTATCATCCCAACCACTAAATCCCTGCTTCTCTTTCTCCACCAACCGATGTTTCATTGCAACAGCAAAAACATCCACAGCATTACACAGTTTTTCTTGTTCAGTCATCATTTCCTTCCCTCCTGTCCGTCTGATTGCCATTGAGGACAATAACTATTTGCTGGATATATTTTAGGAATTACAAAATATGCTTCAACATCTTTAGTTTCTTCAATCTTTATCATTTTAGAACATTCTATTTCTCCATATACTTTACAATTCCCGCAACATTTAAGCGATTCTACCTGACCTTGCAGAGAGGAAATATTCGCCATTGTTTCAACTCCAACAAAATGAATCTTATTGCCTTTCAGTTCCTTATTTTCCTTTTCTAACTCAGCAACTTTCGCCGTGAGAGAGGAGAAGCGGAAAAGGAGTTCGGTATGTGCTACAATATAACCGTCCTTGCTATCAGGCATACCAGTTTCTAAAAAATCTCGACAGTCATCCCTGTAACTTATCAATTCCTCAATACTCATATCTTTCATTTCTACCTCCACACGCACGGGAACGGATTTTTATACTTTTAGCGGCATTAACATACCGTCTCCACCTGTAAATTTAAAGTGTCCAGGTTCAAGGTCTTTCGCCTCGGCTAATAAGCATTCCGGTAATTCTTTAAGCAATGAAAGATAAATGTTTCGATACAGTCTTCCGCTTGCGATTGAATTTTCTCGCTTATATATTTTCCCTTCACCGCCGCATTGTTCGCAGGTAGTTTCTTCGCCTTTCCCTTTTGCATAATAACCGTCTCCTCCGCACGTTTCGCAGTCGCACTCATAATGATTGTAACGGTTACTAAGCATTACTACTCCGTCACCACCACATTCAGGACAGGTTTTTGTTTTTCCAGTTCCAGCGCATTTATGGCAAGTATCAAAAGAAGGTTCGGGAATATCGGGAATAGTAAAATATGGGTAATTAGGAATGTTGGAAAATAACTTGCCGGCATCTATTTTTTTCAAAGTGTCAAAAACTTCTTGCTCCCCAACCCCCTCTATTCGTGTAACCCGGACAATGATACAACCGTTTGTAGCATAGGTGTAGTCACCGTCTGAAAACGGTTTATTGATATTTACTCTCGTGGAATCCGTGGAACAAAATTTCTGCAAATCTTCTTTTGTCATTTTAAAACCTCCTTTTTCTCCTTGCATTTATGACGCTGTTTCGCTTTTTCCAACGCCCCTTGAGTCAACGCCCCGATCAGGACACGGCACCCAGGGCAGCGGTACTCGATATCATCATTCAATCTGTTTAGCAAACCAGTGTAGATGTCGTGTTTCATGCGGCTAAATCCTTGTCTGGTAGTGTTACCCATGTAAGACCGTATTCGTGGCACTTGGCGACTGCACCTTCAATCATCTGATTCATTTTTGTCTTTGACAATTTAGTGATCGAGGGAATGATCGGGAATATCTGTTTTCCGATTGGTATGTAATAGGGTACAAACTCGTCAGGCATTACCGCAAGTTTTAAAGTCGTTTCCCAATATTCAACCGAGTCCCCTGAATCTTTTGCTAGAGCCGGAAGCAAAATCCCTTTCCACCAGCGTATTTGTTGCAATCCTAAAAATTCAGCCGGAGTTAATAATTGGATAATACTGCCCGGCTCACAACTTTTAAAAAACTCCTGAATAGGTTTATCGAACAATGGCTGACCGTCAATTACTGATACGACTTTAAGTGTTTTCATTTCAGTTTCTCCACGGTCTGAAACAATTCCTGATTGAAAGCAATTAACTCTTTTTCGCATTTCTCAATCCACTTTTCGTCCCTGAAACATTCTGCAATAAATGGTTTAATCCCCGGATAGTGGCTCATGAACCACCATGTTTCTCGTTCTGAGACATACAAAGAAAACTGGATTTGGCAGAAATACTCTGTCGGCAATTTACCGGCAAGAAGGTATTTGCAATGCGTTTTGGAAAGCGGATTTTTTATTTCAATCCCGGACTTATCGCCTACCAATCCGTCCGGAGAACAATGGCAGAGTCTCAAATCATCTTTGAAAATCACGCCGACTTGCTGAATTTCAACGCCTCTGACCATTTCAAAAAGGGTTCGTGCCTCCGCTTCTCTCTCGATTCCATTCAACATGGCTTGTGTAGTAAAACCGACTTCTCCCTTTCCGGTGATGCGCTCCGCCGCCAGAGTCATCATATAGTCATCTCTTGATTTTGAGGGTTCGCCTTTAGTGGTGATAATTTTGTCAATGGATGAAGCTCCGGGGTTACCTAATATTGCTTGAAACCAAGTTTCGCTTCGTTGTTCACAATCTAGTATTATTGGCATTATTTTTTCACCTTCGCCCTTAAAGCGGTCATGGCCTTGTTGAAATCGGTTTCTTTGATCTTGTCCAGTTCCTCAACGTCCATATATTTCAGAAACTTCTTTTCATCGGTTTCCGTGGCCTGGATCATGTCAACCAACGTGGATTTTTGTTTATCGGAGATGAAAACTACCGACTCAGTCGTTTTTCCATCATCGTCTTGATCTTGAGTTGCTAACCCTGTGAGAGCTAATAAGGTGTAGCGCTCAAGATACGTAATTGTCGATCCAAGCGACTGAATAGCGTTTTTCCCCCCAGAATCATCGTGAGAGGCTTCTAAACTTGTCTCCTCGCCGTAGCCTAGGGAGTGGGATATTCGGCACGTCACGGTGATTTTGGCCGCATTTTGGGCCGTTTTCCATGCCGCCGATAACCCATGTTTACCAAGGGCGGAACTGATCTGCTGAGTTACATTTCCCAAAGAAGCATGGTCGTATTCGGTTACGCCTTTTAAAGTCGTGTATTTAACGTGCTTATCTTTTTCAATTTCCGGTGGTTCGGCCTTAAAAGCCGCCATTGCCGCAAAGTACGCCTTCCTTGCCTGATTTTCTTCCCACTTGATTTGTAAATCCATCAACTTTTCCAGTTTGTCCAGCTCTGCACCTTTCTCAATCGCAATGTTCAAAAGCATTGCAGGCGTTGTCTGGTTAATCGGTGTTGCTACTGCTATTTCACCACTCATAATATTTTCTCCTTTCGGTTTATTTGTGTCCGTCCGGTATCGGTCTTTAATTGGCCTAGAAACCTATTCAGCCGGTTATCTGACTTGCCGGACGGTATTCTGGTGTCCATGTTCTCTATCAAGTGTCTCTGACCGCCGATAGAAAGGCATCTTCTCCGCTATAACACGGCATGGACATGGGTTAATTTTCAAACTTTAAGTTAAACGGGACGGGTTAAAGATCAATCTCCCCTTGATGTACAGGTTATGCGTTATCCTCTGCCGCCCCGCTTGGTTAATCATATATACTCTGTGATATTTAATTTTTGATAAATGTGTTTCATTGTGGGATTGAGCGCAACTGTCCCGCCAAAAACTTTACCATTAGTTTCGTATTCCTCTTTCAACATAGATAATGTTTCTTGACATTCACCAACTCCGTAGTTGTTTGATTCTACGTCATAAATAGTCGCATGAGTATCATTTATAAATAAATGCCCTTTTACGTCCTTATGTGTAAATTCAAATAAATCCATACCAAGAACTTTAATTGGTTTTATTAGCATTTCACTCCCCCTTCAAACTATATAAGTTCACGCCTTTGCCTAAAGACTTTCTCTCTGTCTGTATGCCGTGAAAATCTTTTAAATCCTTGAACCGGCGCCGGTATTCCAGCAATCGAAGCTCATCTCTGATCTCCGCGTTTGTTATCGGCCCCTGCAACAACCTGTCATAAAGTTTCTGGCACTGCGGCGACATCGGCTTTGGTTTAAGGTTTAATTCAGTCTGTACCATTATTTCACCAGTTCGGGATTCTCGTAGACGTTGCCGATGATAGGTTCACTAATTGTTACAGATTGAGATAATGGAAAATGGTTTACCATAACATCCCATCCATTGATTTCATTTCCCCTAAAACAGCCATCACTAAACTCAACTATGTAATCGGGTTCCTTACCACCACCACTTATTATATCTCCTTCAAATATCTCTTTTCCATTTTTATCAATAAGTCCGGTGAATTGCATTAAAATTAAATCATCTAAATCAATTCTTGAGTCTACATTATGACTATTTCTAAAACAACCTGAACCGTCATTCCATAATGACAAAAACCAATGTTCTGGAACAAACTCTTTCTTTGCTTTATCCCACGCCCTAAATTTAATTTCTCTCATTATTGCACCCTCTCAATATAAACCTGACCTTTGTATCGGCCAACGTAGGCTAGTTCTACGGTGTAGCCCTTGTTGCCAATTCTCTCATCCAGATTATCATAGACGTATTGCGGCACTTGTAACCTGACGGGTTCCACCGGCTTTTCGCAGATAGTCCACAAATACCAAGCCATGCCGAGTATTATTCCCAAACAGACTATGACTTTTATCTTGTCGATCATGTGAACTCCATTATGGTCTGTTCTCTAACTTTTTTCTCAACGGTTACAATAGTGTCATTGTGACGACCACCATGAGCAACCAATAGAATTTCCTCAAACTCAAAACCGCGATTAATTCCAAAGGCGTTACTATCCCATCCGCAACAAATAACTATCCCGCCTTTTTTTATTTTAGGATAAATTTTATCTTTAATATTCGTGGGAAAAAGAATTGAATCTTCTTGCGTTATTTTTTTTATCCCGATTGACTCATAACATTCTTTTAATTGCCTTAAGGAATACGGCGGGTCAAATAAACATCCATTATATTCATCTTTTAATCCCTGAATAAATGATTTCGCTTCAATATGACATTGAGTTGGCATGTCAGGGTTTAAATCATTGGTAAATTCGGCGGGACTATTTTCACCAGCAAAGGGGTCGATCCAGCCCTTACCGTCACCGACATATTTTTCAATCAAATCCTTTATGGGATTAATCAGAAAAGTATGTTTATTTGGCATTGCCCATTCCCTTCTAATCTGCATTCTCATCCCAGCCCCCTCATCAATCCCCTGATAACGCCATGCAATAGATAGCCAGCAAACACAGCCAAGATATAGGGAATCCATTTTTCACAAGCCCGGTTTAAGCGGGAAACGAAATCCTCGTACCGGCCTGACTCGATGAAGTTAATGATTCTGGTTTTCATTTCCATACCCCCGTGTGTATATTAAAATCCCGAAGCTCCCTTTTTAACTTTTTCAGTTCGTAAGAAGATACTTTCAGTAACCGTCCACAAAGCATTTCAGCCATGTCATTGCAGATGCTATCTGCGGCATCCAGTTGATTTTTGGCTTCATAATAAGCTGCCCTCACTTCATCCCATTTATTCCCCATGCTATTTACCTCCCGCTATTGCCGCACACATTTTAATGTAACCGTAATATTCCTTGATTTGTTCATCATTGTAGTGGTTGTTTTGTCCTATACTTTTGTAATCTTTTAACCACTCCGAAACGGTATGACGTTCACAACCGATTACAATTTCACCATCTATATAAAATATGTGGTGCTTAGAACCTTGGATGCTGACAATAGGTAGTTTGATGTTTTTTGCGCCCCGAAGATTTGCGCCCTCAAGATTTGCGCCCTCAAGATATGCGCCCCGAAGATTTGCGCCCTCAAGATTTGCGCCCCGAAGATTTGCGCCCTCAAGATTTGCGCCCTCAAGATATGCGCCCCG